TCATTGATTGCAGCTTTGTATGACGCAGCCACAGACATTTTGAATGCGACAAACTTCTTGCCTGATCACATTTTTGTGAGCCCAGATGTTTGGCAAAAATTGGGTAGTCAGTTAGACGGCGATAAGCGCCCAATTTTCCCTTACGCTGCAACCGCTGGCCTGATGGGTGTAAACGGAATGGGCGAGGCGAACATCACAGTGGCTAACACTTTCAACCCATTTGGGTTAAGCCTCGTGGCTGACCGCAACTTTGCTGCCGGCAGTCTGTTTGTAGCTCGTGGCGCTGCTATAGAGTTTTACGAAAGCATTCGCGGATTGATGACACGTGACGAACCAGCAACATTGGGCAAGGTCATGTCGTACCACGGCTATGCAAGCCTTTTTGTTGCTGACTCTGCACAGGTTAAGTACATCGTAGTTTCATAGTCAGAAAGGCGGCTGCCGCCGATGGCTACATACACAGTCACTTTTAAGCAACTGCTAGACAACTACGCAGTGCTACAAACACTGACCGATACTGAAATAGAGGTGGGGCAATCCATCACTGTTACAAGTGTTGGTGCACCCTTTAACGGCACGTTCGTTGTCTATGCCATGCCCAAGTATGAGTACATCGGCATAGACACTGAAGGTGATCTGTTATTTGACGCAAATGTCAGCATCCCTAACCAGGTGCTGTTTGCTTGCACTGGCACAGATGTTGGTCGCATTGCTTCTAGTGGCACTATCACTTACACGCAAGATTGCACGTGGGTAAGCATTGCTCAGCTAGTCACATATTTGGGCGTAGAAATCTTAAACCCTTCAGATGACTACACGCTGGCTACGCAGGCTCGAAACGCAGCCAACGATTTCTGCTATCGCCGCAGGCAAGAGTCTGGCTATTTTGACAGCCTGACGACTTCACCTGGGCACGATGTCACGCTAGGCACCCTGATGTATGCAGCTGCACTGTGGCGCGCTCGAGGAAGCGTTCAAGACACGTTTGCTACCTTTGACGGAATGGGCACTGCAAGCGTCTCTGCGATGACTCCAATCATTAAGCAGTTACTGGGCATCCATCGCCCACAGGTGGCGTAGTGCCCTTTACAGACCTGCTGAACGAAGCCATAGATGATGTGGCAGCCAAGATTGCCACAGTCTCTGGTCTAAGGGTCGTAACAGACCCCACCAAGATTGTCCCTAACTGCGTATTTATTGACGCGCCATCCTTCACTGCCTTTGCAGGCAACGGCAACATCCTTAACGTGACGTTCCCAATTAAAGTGCTCGGATCAGGCCCAGCCAACCTGCCGGTATTACGCCAGCTGTTAGACATCACAGCCAAAGTCATTTCGAGCAAAGTAATTGTTTTAAACGGACAGCCCACTGCCTACCTTATTGGTGGTGCAGAATATCCCTGTTACGACCTAGTAGTATCCGTACAGGCACAGACAGCGTAGGAGTTTTATGGCGTACAAAGTAAACAGCAGTCGAGTAGGAACCATAGGCGAGGAATACATCCCAGCCGAAGGCACAAACGTCCAGGCTCTACTCGATGGCGGCTTTATTGTTGAAGTTGCCATATCCAAACCCTCTAAGCAGGAAACTGCTAGTATCCAAGACAACAAGGAGCAAGAATAATGCCAACAAGCACATACCTTTCAAACCCAGTAGTAACCGTAAACACGGTAGACCTGAGCGATCAATGCACAGCTGCAACTTTTACGCATCGCTTTGACCAGCTCGAAGCCACTTCATTCGGCGATACTTCCAGAAATTTCGTGAAAGGCCTCGGCAACCATGAGGTTACGCTGTCGCTTTACATGAGCTATGCAGCCTCAGAAACTTACGCAACTCTTGCAGCTTTGGTAGGCACAGCCACAAACATTACGGTCAAGCCAACTAGCGGCGTAGCCTCCCCCACGGACCCCGGGTTTATTTTACAGGGTGCCTTCTTGGCTGAACTTCCTGTAATCTCGGCGACTATGGGAGAGCTTTCGACTGTGGACGTGACGTTTGTTGGCGGAGACTACTCAGTCTCAACCTCGTAATTCGCTGGCAACCCCAGCCCGACTAAAGGAACCAATGAAACTAGAGCTAACCGCTGACATGGGCGAAGGCCCATTTACAGTAACTACCAATCTTTGGGCTGTTACCCAATGGGAACGCAAGTTTAAGACCAAAGCCTCAGAGATGGCTAACGGTATTGGCATTGAGGACTTAGCGTTCTTGTGCTGGTGCGCTTGCCAAACCCACGGCATTGTTGTGCCGATTGTCTTTGATGACTTTATAAAGAAACTTGTCAGCCTTGACATAGCGAGCGAGGACAACGACCGCCCTTTCTCCGAGGCACCTACCGACATTCCCTAGCGGCGGTGCTTATTGCCACAGGGTTTTGGCCTAATGAGATAGAGTTCACAACTGACGACCTCTCGACAGTCATCAAAATGATCAACGAAAGTCGCAAGTAATGGCAGTAAATCTGACTATGGAATTTTCAGGGCTTAAAGAAGCTCTTAAAGAAATTAACACCATAGATAAAAAACTGCGCCGTGAAATCACCCGGGACTTTAAGCAGATTGTTCAGCCAGTCATTGCAGACGCAAAAACAATGCTTCCATCGGGGGCACCTTTGTCTGGCATGGCTAGGTCATGGAAAGGCAAGTCAGGCGCTGACATTATGAGCTGGTCTGATGCTCGCGTAAAGAAAAACCTATCTGCTTTTACAAACGCCAAGAAAGTACGAGTAGCCCCAAGCGGCAGGACTCAAAACCTAGGTGTCTTTGGTGTCAGGTGGAAAAGCCCACAAGCAACCATATTTGATATGGGCCGCAAAGGCGTATTAGGTCAAAACTTGACTGACCGTTTCGGCAATCCTTCCCGCGTTATTTACAGGGCCTACAGAGATGCCAGCGATGACGTGGAACGCCAAGTCAAAGAGCTCGTCAATAAAGTCATGAAACTAACTAACAATGCAATGAGGATTCGATGAGCGTCATTCTTAACATAGTTTCAGAATTTAACAGCGGCGGTATTAAACAAGCCCAACGTCAATTTCAGCAACTAGAAAAGACAAGCGACAAAGTTGCTTTTGCCATGAAGCGCAGCATGGTGCCAGCCACTGCAGCATTAACAACTCTTGCTGTTGTTGCTTTTAAGGCAACCAAGATGGCTAGTGACCTAAACGAGGAAACAAGCAAAGCCAAACAAATCTTTGGAGGTGCCAGCGACTCAATCATTGCTTTTAGTAAAACAGCATCATCTAAAATTGGTCAATCTAGAATTGAAGCTTTAAAGGCTGCAGGCACCTTTGGTGTACTTGGTCAAGCAGCCGGGCTAACAGGCACTGACCTCACCACAATGTCGATTAAGTTCACACAACTAGCAAGTGACTTGGCCTCATTTAATAACACCAGCCCCGAGGATGCTGTGTTGGCTTTAGGCGCTGGATTGCGTGGCGAGGCAGAACCGCTTAGGCGTTACGGCGTATTGATAGACGACGCGACTTTACGCCAAAAGGCTTTAGCACTTGGCTTAGTCAAAACAACTAAAGAGGCATTGACCCCGGCAAATAAAAGCCTTGCGGCACAGGCTGTAATTCTTGAAAAGACAGCCTTACAACAAGGCAACTTTGCTCAAACTTCGCAAGATGCAGCCAATCAACAACGCACTTTTACTGCGAAACTTCAAGACCTTCAAACCCAAATGGGAGTTTTGTTTTTGCCTGTCTTAAAAAATACGTTAGACACGCTTAACGACTATCTCGATGTTTTGACTTATCTTACTAATAACACGGACAAGGCTGATAAATCTACTGGCAAATGGTTAGATCGTTTTGTCAAACTTGCTGTAATTGTGCTGCCTTTTGCTCAAACAATGAGAGGTTTAGGCATTGTTGTTGGCAAAGTAAATGATTATGTAGGTAATTTTGCTGACAATCTAAAACGAAATGAACAAGTCACAAGTCGAGTAACTAACAAAACAAAAGAATTAGCTGGTTTTGAGAAACTGCTACAAACCAACCTTGAAGCAACCACAACTGCTACGGATAAAGCCACGGCCGCTAACAAGAAAAAAGCCGATGCACTAACAAAAACTAAAGATGCTGCCAAAAAAGCAGCGCAAGCAATTAAAGACGAATTAAATGCTCGGCTTGATGATGCCACTGCAAAACTAGAAGCTGCTCAAGGGTCTTTTGATGACTTTGCAAACACTGTTGGCAATGCTGTTACAGACACTTTCAACTTTGGGCAGGCACAATCAGAGGCCGCAAGCAATGTTGCTGACTTACAGAATGCGCTAGACGTTACAGGCAAGCCTTTAACCTTTCTTGATTCGCTAGAGGCACAAGCCAAAAAAGCACAAAACTTTGGGGTGCTAGTCAATCGACTTATCGCTGGTGGCTTGTCAGAGGCGGCTTTAACGCAAGTGTTGGCTGCAGGTACTAACAGTGGCACTTTAATTGCTGAGGAAATCCTGGGCTCTGCCGATGGCATTTTGCGCACTAACACTTTGACTGAGGCCATGACTGCCTTGTCTGATCAATTAGGCAAGAACGCTGCTACTAAGTTTTACAATGCTGGTGTCACGGCTGCGCAGTCTTATTTGGCGGGCATTCAAAGCCAGCTCGGTATTGCACCTGCAGCTATTTCGTCAGGTGGTTTTAGCTTTGATTTTGCAAGCCTTGCAGCTGGTATCTCGGTAGGTGGTTTGGGCACTCTTATGGCGGACGGTGGTGTGGTTACACGCGCTACAACTATTACGGCGGGCGAGGCTGGCCCAGAGGCCATTATTCCGCTTGACCGTTTAGGCGAGTTCACTATGGCTGGTGGCGGTGGCAACGTCACTATCAACGTGAACGGTGGCGACCCTCAATCCGTAGTCAATGCTTTGCGTACTTACATGCGTCAAAACGGCTCTGTTCCTATTCGTGTGAGCAACATTTTCTAGTCATGCCTTTACAGACCTACACGGCTTATTTCTCAACAGACCCTGTAGGGGTTGGCTGGACTGCCCTTACTAATGTGCAAAACATTCAGTTCAGCATTGGTAGGCAAGCACAGTTAGACCAAGTCAAGTCGGGTGTCGGCACAATTGAGATGCGCTATCCAACTGGCTATGCGTCACCAATCACTGCCTTAGTTGCCGGTACATACATCAAAATAGAAAACACCACCGGTGTGGGTACGCCACGCATTATTTGGGTTGGTTTTGTTTCTGACGTTACGGCGCAGTATGGCATACCGTTTGCTGGTGGTGTCGGTCAGGCTGACTATTTGACAATAAGCATTGAAGGTGGTTTTGCTCGTTTTGGCCGTATGCAGGGCAACGACTACGCAATGGCAGCCGACACGGTTGTAAACCAATTGACAGCTGCAAACACACAGACAGGGCTAACGCTTTCGTGGACTGGCACTACTGGTTCGCCAGCGATGGCTGCAACAACGGTTAGTAGCACTTGGGGCGACTGGGTGGCAAGAGTGTGTCAGACCACCAATGCACGCATTAGGGAGTTTGGCAATGCCACAACCCTTGTGAGTCCGTTCAACTCAAATGTGAGCACCATCAACTTTTCTGATGTGGCTAATAACTCGACTAATCAGGTTTATAGCAAAATCAACTTTGACAGCCTAGCTGACAACTTCTATACGCAGGTGACGGTGACTCCTGAATCGTTTGGTGCTGCGACGGTGACGAAGGCGGGCGCTGCTGTTCCGTATCGGGCATACCAGACGAACACGTTGAATGCCAGCAACAGTCAAGCCACTGACTACGCCAACTACCTGCTTGGGAACTATGGAACTGCTCGTTTCGCTAT